GGGGGGAGAGCCAGATAGCTCGAAAGAGCTAACTCTGGTCCGTTTTGGCTCCATTCGCCGGCGTTTTAAGCGGGCGCTGGCGAGAAATGTGAGGGGGATTACAAAACTTATTGTTTTCCTCCAATTGTATGGAGGTAACAATATGTCTAGTAGTCCTCGAAATATGCTCGTAGCAAGGTCAGGTTCCAGTGGTGGGATAACTTCCGTCACTGGGTATGCCACAACTGAAAAACCGTATGGAACTGTATTGTCTCGTACCCCTTATATTGGGCCCGCGGCAATCGATTACACACGGTTTGCAGGTTATGACACTCCTGATTATCACCGACGTGTCGCAAAAGGTGAGCTGATTCCACACACGCCCTGGACGAAGTATGCCATTAATGGTACTGCTTCGGGCGGAGCGTCATGGTTTCGGACCGACGGATACTATTTTGGATCCGAAGGTAACCTCATCTTATGGGACGATTGGATCGTAACCGAAGAAATATGCCGAGGTTATGCGCCTGCAACATACGATCAGTATGTTACAGCTGCAGCAGCCAAGGTATATGGAAACGGTTTCGACGCCTTAACGTGTATTGCAGAGTTGAAAGATGTCCAGAAAATGTTTACTAACCTTGGCAAGGCCTTACTTAAGTGTAAGTTACCGAGCTTTAGGAAATTAAACGATCTGGGCAACAAGTGGCTCGAGCTTCGATATGGTGTAAGACCGCTTATTTATGACGTAATTGGTCTAAATAATGCGATCGAAAACCTTAAAGAAGCACGAACGCGTTACTCTGAACGAGCTGGCGATACTTGGACCAGCTCTTACAATACATCCTGGATAACTAATTGGTCATCTTACGATGTCCATCATGTGATCGTTGATACGGTCACAGAGTCTATCCGGGGATCGGTGATTGCAGATATTGAAGTACCGGCATTCCAGTTCAACCCCGTGCAAACAGCATGGGAGTTGGTACCATTTTCTTTTGTGGTAGACTGGTTTTTTACTGTCGGCGATTCTTTATCTGCTTTATCCTTTGCGGCGACACAAAAGGCCTATTCTGCAGCAGCCGGGTTTTCCGTTAACGTTGTCCGTGAATACTCCACTTATATAAGTGATGAGTATTATGGATATGTTAGTGGTCCCGGTAACTATCAGACTGGCCATTGTGAAGCTACTTACGAGCACAGACGCCCTTGCATTTTACCTTACCAACCGCGTCTCACCGTGAAGCTCAACAATTTAAAGATCATTGATCTTTTAACGTTGGTTCTTCAACGGTTTAAACACTAGGAGGTAAAAGTATGGCAGCAATGACAACTGTCCTCACTGAATTCTCGAATAACGGGAATTCACGCACGTCCACTACGTCCACCCATACGGCTGTAAAGCCCAGGTTGGTCATAGAAAAACGGCGTGTACCGGAGGGTAGCCAAACCATGATCGAATACAGTTGCAAGGTAGTTCACGCAACTGAGGACGCTGATGGTGAGGTCCTGTCCCAAAAGGTCTCTTTTGAAGCGGTTGCCCGGTATCCCACCTTAGGTGACGATACCGATACGACAGCTGCCCTTGCCATCTTCCGCGATATTATCGCTGGAGATGAGTTTGGTAACAGTGTCTCAACCCAAGAGTGGCTCTAATGAGTTCTTCCTACTTCGAGAAATTACTAATGGTAATATTGGCGGTTGCGAAATTACTTTCGAACCTCATATTGCCCACAGTTTTATTCTTGAAGAAACTTAGGAAGATAAATAACTCAAAGGACCACCTACTTCAAAAGGAGGATTCCGAATGGAACCTACGGATGTAACGTACGAAATAACTCGACATTACATTGCAGACCATGGTGCAGGCGTGGATCCTGTGCTAAACATGAAGGTGCTCGGATCTCTTCGAGCCCGGAATGTTGAAGCATTATCCACAGCTACCCGTCACTTCGATTGGCTTAGACATTCAATCGATGACTGGAGATTTCTCCGGCAAATTGAAGCATTCTTTAAAAAGAATGCTTTGTTTGCGCAACCCGACAGATGTCGTGAAGCTGCACGAGATTCATTCTTTGCGAATGAATTGACGTGTAGTGAAACTAATCGTCGGTTGAAGCCTTACATCGAGGGGGAAAAGCGTCTAAACGCTCTCCTTGGTGGTAGGATTCATAAAATGCAGCGGTACATTAGTGCCGTTCTGGGAGATTTCCACGACTTCCTAGCTGAAATTCCCGAGCTAGTGAAGGTGACACCCGGTGCTACAGCACATGCGAAAAGACGCGATAGTTTGCCTCAGCTGAAAATGACTCTTAAACCTTGGGTAACACCAAGGGCGAAGAGTTACGTGTGGTCTCTTTACCATTTGTTTGGTTTTGAGAAAACACGGCTAAGGGAATGTCGATCCAATCGCATCGAGCTTGTACCGAAGAACTGGAAGACAGATCGAACGATCGCTTGCGAGCCAGAGGGAAATCTCCCTCTTCAGCTTGCTTTTGATACGTATGTCAAGCGGAAGCTTCGCCGCTTTGGCATAGATCTGCGCAACCAGTCAGCGAACATGAAGCGAGCTAAACACGCTAGCGTCTATGGTGATTTTGCTACCGTAGACTTTAGTGCAGCATCCGACACAATCAGCTATAACGTAGTCCAATGGCTTCTGCCTGAGGATTGGGTTAAGTTCTTGTGCGATGTTCGCTCTCCGGCATTTCGGGGGGTGTTTGGTGAGGGCGTCTATGCGAAGTTCTCCTCAATGGGGAACGGAGCAACATTCGTTCTCGAGACGCTTCTGTTTGCGGCGTTGTGCCACGCTTGTGGGTCCAAAGAGTTTCTGGTCTACGGTGACGATGTCATCATAGAAACAGAGCTTTTTGAGGCTTACGTAGCCTTAGCACAGTTTCTAGGATTTACCGTTAATGTAGACAAGTCCTTCTATAGCGGACCCTTTAGGGAAAGCTGTGGCGGTGATTACTACAACGGTATTGACGTGACCCCTGTATTTATTAGAGGACTTGACAAGCGTAAAGCTAGTCTATGTCATCTAGTAAACACATGCAGGGCTCTGACTTTCCCCGGCAGTGCTTTAGGAGCATTTCTGTCTTCAATCTGTGAAGATGAAAAGCTTCCAAAAGTACCATGGAACGAAAGTACTCTCTCTGGTGTCTGGATAGACCCCAGCGAGGCACGTCGCCTAGGAATTTTGAAGAAACATTGCGTGCGGCCTAAGGGCCCCTGTTTAGATCACTACAAATCGTACGTACCAAAAAGTACGATGCGTAGTTTTCGAAACGTTAGGGGTTACTACCTTTGGTTCCTGTATAAGAGACGTCAAATCTCTTTCGCAGGTCCATGGGTAGACCAAGGGACTCACGATCCTCTTCAAACGTCGTCGGTACCCGTCTTTCGACACAAGTACGTGCGAAAGTGGGTCGTTTGGGGAAACCCAAACGAGGCTATGCCGGACCACATACTGTGGTCCTAACTTGAACCCCGCAGCCGCAAGGCGGCCGGGTAAGAGGGCATAGGGGACTCC